GAATGTTCCTGTCCATGTTTCATAAGTTCTGTCGCCAGGTACTTTAAGAACACGACCTCTGAATGGTAACTCAACAGTTCCCACATTGGTTGCGGGTAATGCTGCTGCTTTGCACATAAATGCAACTGACTCTTCGTTACTTCCTGTTCCATCTATAGTTGGGTTTGCAACTCCTGATGGAAAACCATGTTCTACTGAGAACAGGTTAGGGCGAACACCGCCCTTAATTGCTGATTGGAAAGTAAGTAAACCTAATCCTTTCTTTGCCATTGTTAATTTGCTCCGTTAGTTATCTGCGTGGGATGACTTCTTCAAATGATACACCTGTTCGTGTAGCAATGAAGGTCAGTGTGATAAAGTTAATTGAGCGAGCAGGCTTGATATAGAAATCTGCCTTAAACTCGTTCGCGTCGATGATTGCACCAGTGTTATTGGTTGTGTCACATACAACTAAGAAGTCTGTAATTCCTCTTTCAGCTTGGATGCCTCTAAGGAATGGTTCAACAACATTCTTAAAGTTGTTACGTGTGAACTCATCGTTAAGTTCAAAAAGGACTCCCTTCGCAGCGTTGCCGATAGTCTTCTCTATCACATTGAAAAGACGTCTAACATTGATGCGATCAAATGCAGATGGTGAAGCGAGAGCAGTTTTGTCTCCGAAAAGAACAATACCTTGACCAGGTAAACTGGTTACTGGATTGACTCTTTTTTGATACAGTGTATCTCTTTCGGATTTAGTTGGTGAGAATGCTAGTTTTACAGCACCTCTGATTGCACCACGATTCAATCCTGCGGGAGAGAACCATGGAGTACCGTTTGCAGTTACACTTGCACATAATCCTGCAACGTCTCCGTTAAGAGGAACGTAACGATACTTGTCAGCAAATCTGTCGTAGATGTATTTCCAACCACTATCAAACACACCGAATGATGTTGCTTGCATACTAGAGTAGAAATCTACTACGTTTTGTGTTTGTGTTGCTGAAGATGTAACTCCAACGACATCTCCATAGTAAGGGGAGATGAAACCAACAGCATCTTTTCTGCCAGAACATACTGAAAGAACTTTAGCAGCGATTGCTTGTGTGTTTGTTTTACTTGATGCATCGCCAGGACCCATGAGTAAGTAATCAATGTCTAATGTCTCAGTATCTACAAACTCATTAAGACCAGTGATGATTTCACCAGATGTTGCAGATAATGTTTCAGCACCCTTTACAAAAGTATAACTTCTGTTACTTGAATCTGAGGAGAATAAATCAAAAGTTGTTGCACTAGTAGCACCCGCATTGCCTGTTCCTGCAAAGTTAGGACCTGAAGTAATTGCTGCATTAGCACTTACATCATATGCATCGTTCTCATGAGAACCCCAGTAGATGTACTGTGATTTGTTTTGAATTACTGTTGGATAGTAATTTACTGCACCTGATGATGTCTTACCATCATTTGCTTTAGATACGTATGTAAATTTCTCTAGTAGTGTATTAGGTGTGCCAGTAATAGATCCTGTTGAATCAAATACTATAACGTGCATTTCGTCATTGGCACCACCACGGTCTGCAACATAAGGAGATGTGCCAGGTCTAGGTGCAACTGAGTTCCAACCTACACCGCCATATGCAATCTGTGAATCGTACCAGTCACTAGTTGCTGAGACGTTAAGGTCACTAACACCGTTTTCAACAACGTCAGTAGTGTCCCAAGTATCAGAAGTAATTAAAGAGACTTTGTTTGTTGATGAATCCCAGTCGTAAATGTATCCAGACTTAGATCCACCAGGAGAAGCAGCTGCTGTAACAACTTGAGTTCCTATTGTAGAAACAGAGAGAGCACCATTTAAAGTAAGAGTGACATCAGCACCTTTGTCAATGATTGCAACTTTGATTGCATTTGATTCACTGCCAGGATTTCTTGCTGCCCATTTGAATGTGTTTGCTGTAGCACCCGCATAAGTTGATTCATATACTTCTATTGTTGGAATAGAAAGTGTATATGGAGATGTTACGTTATCATCTGATGCTGTAAGTTGACCACTTGTTGCTACACGAACAACATCTAGGACTCCACCATACTGTAGAAAACTTGCTGCAGTCCACCATGTAGTTGCATTACCTTCGGATGGTTCTCCGAACTGTTCAATAAGTTGAGCTTCGGATGATATACGAACTGGTTTAAGAACAGGTCCTTTTGCGAAGGCACCCGCTATTGCTCCTACGTTAACTTCAACCGTCTCAATCGAACCAATAGTCAGATCTCTCTCTTGAATCTCAACTCCTGGCGATAAGAGCGTGCTTGCCATGTATTTACTCCTGATGTAATAACAATTTTTGTCTAATATTATTTAGAAAAACTTGTGTTTTAGCGATACTCCCACAGACTTGCCATGTCACCATACTCATCTAACTTCCATTTTTCTTGGTTTTCTTCATTCATATCAATCCTCCATATATTACCTTGACTGTCTATTTCTTGTTCTTGCTCTAGTCCATCATCTATGAAACCAAATGGTGCCATGTCTTGTTCAATAGCATTCTTTTGCTCTTCATATATACGTCTTCTGATGTCCTGATCGGTCATCTCTTTGAAATATTCTTGCTGAACTAACCATGCAAAGATAACTAAACACATTACAAGGTCATCATTATATCCTTCATCTGCCTCAAAACTTTGTTTAACCTGTATGAATGTAGTCAACTCTGATACAATGTTGTAATCCTTAACAAGTAACTTGTCATCTTCTATTAGTGTCTTAAGGTTAGAGCATCCTTGTGCTTTGACAGTCTTACTCATTTTTACACCCATCTGGACTTTAGTTCCTGAGAATCCCTGTCCAACTATTTGCCCTGCTCTACCACGCATAGCACACATTAATACATTTTCGTATTCTAAATCATAGAATAAACTAGCAGACACCGCTTCTCCTATGTCATTTACTTCAGTCAAAACGTATGCCTTATTATAGTTGGTTGCCACATTAAAAATTATATTTGGAAATAGCATAGGTCTTACATCTTTATCCCTATATTTTGCTACTAGTCTCCAAGGTGCATGCGTAATATCAATTACCACAAAGGCAGAGTAATCCTGTGCTAGACCACGAGATACGTCAACACATATAATATAATCGTGATTAGATATTGGTTGTTCGTATACATCAAGAGATCCATTTGTTGTTAGTACATCGTCATAAGCTAGAGTTCTTAATTTAGATGCTGTAATCAAAGTGTCGACAGATCCTAGGAACTCGCACTCAAACTCCTGAGTGAACTGTCGTTCAGATGTATTTGCTATAGTTGTTTCTTTCCACTTCGCATCTCTACCTGGCACTTTTGACCAATGAACTTCGTTCCAAGCATATCCATTTCTACCTTTCTGTGCATCTACCCATAACTTATAGAAATGATTCATTCCATTTGGCGTGGAAATAATGATGACTTTTGTGGATGTACCAGAAGTAATAGTAGGATAAACGGAACTAAAGAATTGTTCTGCAATATGGTTAGGTATAAACGCAAACTCATCGAGGAAGATGATGTTAAACGACATACCTCTGACAGCAGATGCTGAAGTAGATGCAGCGAGAATCTTTGATCCATTCTCTAACTCCATACTTCCTTTATTATATACGACAATACCTTGCTGTAACCACATTGGTAATTGTTCGTATGCTAGTTGCAATCTACCAAGTAGATCTCTAGCAGTAGATAACTTGTTAGCAAGAATACCAACATTAACGTTATCATTAAAAAGTATATAGTGTAAAAGATATGACACGCAAGTAGTAGACTTACCAGTCTGTCTTGGTAGTTTTGCTATATTAAATCTATTCTCATGAAATGATTCTATAAGTTCTTGTTGAAAATCCCACATATTAAATGGGACTATACCTTCATCAAGAGATATAATCTTGATATAGGTCATAGCAAAATATACAGGATCCTCTTTACACTTGAGGTATTCCTTTATTTGATCTTTGCTAAATTGTATTTCTGTCCCTACCTTCTTAAGGTTAGGGTTTCCCAAATAAAAGTCTTGACTCATTCTGAATTCATCTTCAAGTAATTTTCAGCTTCCTCTCTCGTATCAAACCAATGCAGATGATGATTCAACTGCACTTGATACTTGTGTGTCATAGGATCGTGTCCTATGATACCTTCGTAATCTTTCCAATCAAGATCTAATAGATCCTCGCTGACCATTGACATGAGACTTCTCCTCTGCTGCGATCTCGTATTCTAGCATAGAGCGTAGAATAGTTGCACGAGTTGTTTCTCTGAACGCTTCCAGAACTCTAAGTTCTGCTTGCATTTCTTCAACTCTAGACATATTTAGTCTCCTATAATTAACAGTTCCAAGCACGAAGTGACTTGTTTATACGACTGTCAGGATCCCTAGCAGTCTTAGCACTCGTCAGTTTTTTCTTCATGCCTTTCATTCTAGCACAAAAACTTGCTCTTCGCTTATTACCTTTCTTCTTACTTGGTGCTTTCAAATCACTACCAGGATTTGCTCTCTCATATGATTTACGTCCTTTCTCATTTAAACCACCAGATTTATTTTTACCTTCCTTTCTCTGCCATGCTTCTTCGCTGACTTGATCTTGTGGGAAGTTAGGAACATCAGTTGAACCTTCTACTCCTTTTGCTTTCTTTTTCTTATTCTCTTTTTTCTTTGCTGCCTTGTCTTTAAATTCTTCTTTAGAATCTCCTGCATAGAAGTATGTCTCATTCTTTACAAGATATCCATCTTCTCTTTCGTGATATCCTTTTGGTATTGGTTTGCACTTCTTATCTTCTCTACAATAATACATTCCTTCACCACAATCCTTTGCTTCTAATTGCACTTCTTCGTTCTTCTTTTTATTTTTATGCTTCCATGCTGTAGCATATGCTATACCTTCCTCACCCTTTGTCAAGTTACCATCCTTAGAATATGATTTCTTTATATGCTTTATCATCCTATCATACTTTGCACCTTTTGGTGCTTCCTCTGTTGTGAGAACTACAGGTCCGTCAGTTGGATCTGACTCATGGAATGATATTACTCTACAACCAGGATACATTTTATCACACAGTTTTTGTACCTGTGGTCTTTGCATTCTAGAAAGATTTGCTCTGTATACTGTGAAAGTCATTTGCCTACCTCTCCATATAAAAGAGATAACATAATATCTTCCATACATTGTAGGTATGCGTGTTGCCATTAACCTGTTACCGCATTGTTATCTTTATCGTGACGCTGATATGCTGCAGGAGTTCTTGCATTATTATCTTTATCACGTGCTTGAAATGTGCCAGGTGTTCTAGCACTTCTATCTGCATTACGAGCTTGATAGTCAGCATTGAAATTTTCATATGTGACTGTGCTCCAACCCTCATTACCCGCGAATTGGTTCACCGTAGTCTTGCCTGGTTGAGGACTGACTTCGTTATTATCTTTGTCGTGTCTTTTGTATGCCATAAACTTATTTATCCTTTTTCTTGCTTGCTTGTTTGAGCATCTTTTGTAGGTCAGCGGTGCTACCAACAAATAAAGAATTATTAGTTACTGTTGTTTTTTTGCTTTCCTCTTTGACATTCTTTTTATCTTTCTGTAGTGCCATAAGTTTGTCAGCAACATCACCTACATGTTTGATTAGTTGTCCTGCAACTTCATATGCACGTGGATGATCTGATGACATAGCAAGATCAAGTGCACCATTAACTGCCTCTTGCCCTTTGTCAATCAAAGAGTATAAGTTGCCTCTAGCATACTCATAGTCTTTAATTACATCATCACCTTCATCTTTTTTTAGATGTAGTTTGTTTGTTTTAGGAACCACTTCTGTCTCTGTAGTTTTATCAAACCAGTCTTGGTCTAGTTTTTCGTTACTCATAATAAGATACCGTTTCACTAAATCCAAAGTCATCACCACCTGTCAATAGATTGTCATCTTCAACATTTATAATATCAACTGGTGTTCCTGCAGTTGCAGCAGCTGCCTTTGTTCCGTTCTGTGCTCTACGAACTGCTAGTTTATTTGGAGATGTTTTACTCTTGACATACATGACTTCATTACCAATTTCAATATATGATTGTGTTGGTATGTCAACGTAGTCTACAACTTCAATGGTGAGGTTTCTTGCGTTAATTGCTGATGCAAGTTCTGTAGTTCCATCTTTGTTTTGATCTGTAAGTGCTCTTGGTTGAACCTGATAAGCAACCTGTCTTGTAGTAGCAACGTCTTTCATATCTGTATAGATATCTGCCTTTGCTTTCTTGATTGGTGCTTGAGATCCTACAGGTCCGAAGATGTATGCTTTGACAGTGAAGTTCATCGTAATCAAAGTAATCTTTTTCTCATCAAAAGATCCCTCATAGTCATCACTATAATTGATGCTATTCAATATAATAGGAACGTCTCTAAAGTCTTGCATATCTTCAACCAACTTAAGAGTCATTTGATATGAGGGTTGGAATATAGGAACTATCTGTTCTGTTATTTCTAATGCTTCGTCGTTTGTTTTAGATATTATATTTAATTCAAAATCAATATTATAAGGAACAGGTGTAAACTGTTTCTTAACTGCATTCGCTGTATTTGCTTTGAGTGTTAATGTTGTTGGTGCAAGTTTTCTAGCACTATCATATGATATTCCTGTCATCTCAAAAGACAAACGGGGAACTGTGATCGCAACCTTTTGGTTAAGATCTGCCTGTTGTTCTAGTCTTGCTAAAAATTTCTGTCTAGGACCGTATGCTAGAGGAACTTTCATCCTACTATAAATTGATCCGTCTTTGTTTTCTTTTCTACATTCTATATTATTGAAGAGTGTTCCAAATCCTATGACGCACTTTCTAATAATTTTATTGTATGTGTATGCACCTAACATTATAAGTTACCTGCTATTCCGAATGGGTTTGTTTCACTGAAGTCTAGGATGTCATCTCCTTGTGTTTCAAAAGTGACAGCTTCAGAGTATTTAGGATCTGCAGTTGCCATCTCATCCCTACTATCTAGCACAATTGTAGCCCCAGACTCTGAACCAACTATGGATTCACCTATTGTAAACGTACCAGTTGGGGACTTCAGTTTGACCCAACCTTCACCTGCATCCCACTCTACCATGTT